TATATGTATTGGCAAATGACATATAGAACAACATAATAAAGGATAAAAATGGCAATAACAAAAGAAGTAAAATGTGACAAGATTGAAGTTGTTGGTGACTACAAAGCAGTACAATGTCGTCAAGCAACAATAATTAAGGAAGATGGAGTTGAACTTACACGTTCCTTCCATCGTCATGTCCTACATCCTGACTCAGATATTTCTGGTGAACCTCAAGAGACTCAGGACATCTGCAATGCAGTCTGGACAGATGAAGTCAAAGCATCTTGGGCAACATTCCGGGCAGATAATAATATTAATTGAAAGGATCAATCTTTTCAAAATCAACTTCAGTAGGTGGATTATTAATTTCGTTTATTAACTCTTCAATTTTACTAACTAAATCAGGACGTTCTTTCTTTAATCTTACTAAGAAATTAATAGACCCAGATTCTAATTGAGCAGGATTAACAGAAATCCTTTTACCCAACCTTCTTTTGTCTGAAATTTCAAGGTGTTTGGGGTTTACACAAGAGGGATTAAAACATGTTTGAGTGACAACCTCATTTGGAGCGACAACACCACGAAACATCATAAATGAATATCTACTGGCGGGTATAGTTTTACCCATAACAGAAAACATACCATGACCTGTTTTATTTTTTGAGGCAAGCCATGTGTGACATTTTGTGTTTGTTTCTGAACTGTCTATTTTCTTGAGAAATCGTTCAGATATTTTTTTGCTATCTATTAATTTATCTTTATTCATGTAGTCTTTCTGTATATTTATGATAACACTTAATATTTATGATTTTAGAGAACTGTAAAATAATAAATAGATTCAATATGGCAATAAACCATAATTAATATTGAACCAATATCGATAGGAGATAGAAGATGCCTTTTACAGTTAGTCCGGGCGTTGTAACCAAAGAAATTGACTTAACTACTGTTGTACCTGAAGCTTCTATGACTGAGGGTGGTATTGCGGGACCTTTTAATTGGGGCCCTGCGTATGAACGAACAATAGTGTCAAATGAATCAGAGTTATCTGGTATCTTTGGGAAACCAGACGCAGCGACATATAAAACATTTTTCACTGCTGCAAGTTATCTCGCATATTCTGCGAATCTTAAAGTAGTTCGTACACCTAATACATCCGATGCTAAGAACGCAACACTGGATGCCTCAAATACAGTCTACATCGCAAATGATGAAGATTATGAAAATACGTATGACCCCTCCATGGGAGGATCACAGAGCAATTATTATGGATCCTTTGTGGCAAAATATCCTGGCGCTCTAGGAAATACTTTAAAGGTGTCTATATGTGGAGCTTCAAAAGCAAATACAAATTCAGATGGTACACTTAATGCAAATACAGATGTTGCATTAACAGGAGATACTGCTTGGACAGCATCTGGCGGTGTTCTAGCCGGAACAAATGGATCAGCGTATCTAACAGAATTAAGCGTGGGTGATGTTATCACGGTTGGTGGACAAACATTAGTTGTACTCACACTTTCAAGTGATTCTGCTGGCACGGCAGGTAGTGCATATGGATCAGACATTGGAGCTGGAGCCGCTGTTCGTAAAAAGAGATCAGCATTTGCAGAACCTGTAGCACAAATGATCGGAACCGCCGCTGTTACTGCGAACGGCTCTGTTATAACAGGAACAAATACACAATTCACCACACAAATAACTGTTGGTGATATAGTAACAATTACTGGATCGGGTGATGAGAGAAAGGTTACAGCAGTAACCAATGCAACATCCGTGGTAGTTGATGAACCTTTCGTTACTACTCAGACAGGAAGTACATTTTCACGTACATGGGAATATGCCGGTTCATTTGATGATGAGCCTACTACAACATCTGGAACCGCAAAATGGGGTGGTGCATATGATGAGATTCACGTAGTAATTGAAGATGAAGATGGTGACATTGCGGGTGCTAATAATACAGTAATAGAAACATTTGCAAGTTGTTCTGTGGCCGATGGTAATAAATCAGAAGATGGACAAAGTAATTACTATAAGGATATAATTAATAGAGGTTCAGTATATGTTCGTTGGATGGATCATGACCCAATGGGTGATGCAGATGCGGCTTATGGTACTACAGCATGGGGTGGAGCTGTAACAGCGACATATAATGCAAAAGGCGGAATTTCTACAGCGAGTATGACCGGAGGAAGTGATGGGTCCGCATCTACTGATGGAAATATACAAATTGGATTGGATGAATTTAAAAATACAGAGGAAGTTGATGTAACACTTCTAATGACAGCTGATGCATCTGCGGCAACACAAATATATGCAATTAATAACATTGCAGAATATCGTAAAGATTGTGTAGCATTTGTTTCACCTTTAGAAGCACATGTTGTTAATAATGCCGGCCAGGAACTCACAGATGTAAGAGGACATAGAGATTCAATGCCTAGTTCATCTTATGCAGTTATGGATTCCGGATGGAAATATATGTACGATAAGTACAATGATGTTTATCGATATGTACCATTAAATGGTGATATTGCTGGATGTTGTGCATTTACAGATCAAAATGCTGATCCATTTTGGTCACCAGCTGGAGCAACAAGAGGAAATATCCGTAATGCAATCAAACTTCCTTTTAATCCAAATAAAACACAAAGAGATGGTCTTTATAAGAAGGGTGTCAATCCTGTAGTAGGAATGCCCGGTCAAGGAATATTACTCTTTGGTGATAAAACATTATTAGCAAAACCATCTGCGTTTGATAGAATCAACGTAAGACGGTTGTTTATCCTTTTGGAAAAATCTATCGCTAATATGTCTAAAGCCTTTTTATTCGAATTCAACGATGCGTTTACACGTTCAAGATTTGTATCTACTGTAGAGCCTTTCTTGAGAGATGTTCAGTCACGACAGGGTATTCAAGATTTTTCTGTTGTTTGTGATGGATCTAATAATTCAACTGATGTTGTTGATCGTAATGAATTTAGAGGAGATATCTACGTAAAACCTTCACGTTCAATTAACTTCATTCAGTTACAATTTGTTGCTGTAAGATCGGGAGTTGAATTTAGTGAAATTACCGGTGGATAAGTAATATAAATATAAATATAAAGATGAGGAAAGACGATAACTTGCGAAGGCAGCACTTGTAAAAAAGACTTCCTCATCTTTTGTTTTTAAATTAAATAACAGTTATTGGCGCAAAAGCGTTAAAAGGAAAAAAATGGCAGATCCAGTAGTACCAAAAGAATTTGAAATGTCCACGTTTATGGGCCAACTGACCAACGGAGGTGCGATGGCATCTTTGTTTAGAGTCAATTTTACCGCGGCCGGCTTTGGTGCTACAGCATCGACAACATCGCCGCTTCAAAGTTCGGGCCCTTACAGAGCAAAAACCACATCTTTTCCAGCTTCTACAATCACTACCGCAGAGGTAGCTTATATGGGTAGAACTGTAACAATTCCTGGTAATAGGGAAGCTCAACAGATAACCACAGAATTTTATAATGATGAGGATCATGGTTTACGAGGTGATGTATTAAAATGGATGGATCATATTAATGGGCATGCAACAAACCAAAGGAAAAAGGGAGCTCTATCATACGGTAGTTATCGTGGCCAAATGACGATTGAGCAAATGGGGAAAGATGACCCGGGCCAGGCAGGCACCGTCACAAAAAATGCAGTTACTATATATAATTGTTGGCCAAGTGAAGTAGGTGAAATTAGTCTTGATTGGGAAACTAACGAAGTTCAAACATTTGAGGTAACTTGGGAATTCTCACACTGGACACAAACAGCAGGGTCCGTTGGCGCTGTGGCTTCATAATAAAAACATAACATAGGAAAAAATGCATGGCTATTGAATTATTTGGATTTTCTATAGGAAGAGTTGATAAGGATGAGCAAAGGAAGAAAGCCTTTGCTCTACCTGAACCAGAAGACGGTGCGATTGAAGTTGGTCCCACAGGAACAGCATACGGAACGTATGTAGACCTTGAGGGTTTCGCAAAAAATGAATTAGAGTTGATCAAAAAATATAGGGAAATGGCACAATATCCCGAATGTGATCAAGCAATAGATGATATTATTAATGAGGCGGTCGTTGTTAATAGAGAAGAATCTCCTATTAGTATAAGTCTAGAGAAATCAAATCTATCCCAGCCCATTAAGGATAGTATTCAAACCGAGTTTAAAGAGTTGGTTCGTTTACTTGATTTTAGAAAAGTGGGATATGAATTACTTAAAAAGTGGTATGTCGATGGTAGGATGTATTTTCATATTATCATTGATGATAGAAACCCTAAACGTGGTATATTAGAACTACGCCCTATTGATCCCCTAAAAATAAAAAAGATTCG